TATCCCAGATCCTAAATGGCTTTTATTTGAAAAGTGCATGCGGGGCGATACTAGCGACAACGTGTTTAGTGCTTTTCCAGGTGTAAGAACCAAAGGTACTAAAAACAAAGTAGGACTTCAAGAAGCATTTGAAGACAAAGACAAACAAGGTTACAATTGGAACAACATGATGTTACAGCGTTGGACCGATCATAACGGTGTTGAACATCGTGTGTTAGATGACTACAATCGCAACGTATCATTAATTGATTTGACAGCACAACCACAAGACGTCAAGGATCGAGTTGATGCTTGTATTCGTGAACAAATGTCACACAAAGATGTAGGGCAAGTAGGTGTAAGATTTATGCAGTTTTGCGGCAAGTATGATTTAATCAAATGTAGCGAGGCCGCAGACTCGTTTGGTCGATGGCTCAACGAGACATACAAAGGAGTATTAAATGACAATCATAGCTAAACCTGTGATAGACAAAAAGTTTTGGATATTACAAAAAGACAACGAAAAAGTTGGAAACATCGAAGCCACTGCTGGTGGATATCAAGTGGTTATCAACAATCAAGTTGAACAGTATCGAACTATTCGTATGGCAGCACAGCGTGCCAACATTCATTTTGAAACCAGCGTCAAAAGTACCAAACCTGATTTTAACTCAGTACACGGTTATCCGGCTGCGGGCCGTGTACATAATCCTGTATGGGATATTCCCCATCAGCTACCGTTGTATACTAAAACAAAAAAATCTAAATCGTGGTTTGCTGCTGGATGGTATGCAATCAAACGTGGAAGAAAATGGAAAACAATACAGGATCCTAAACTAATTGCCCTGGAACGCTATAAGTTTCACGGCCCTTTTCAAACTAAAGAACAAGCAAGCGAGTATGCCAATGGTTAAACTATCACCCACAGGAAATCCTTTCCTGGATCAATATAATTTTATGAGAGCCTGTGATCAAACCACTGGCACTCTCAACAAAGAACAATATCAATTATACTGTAATTTAATTCGAGAAGAATTTGATGAGTTATGTGACAGCGATAACATTGTTGATGATCTTGATGCACTCATTGATATTCTTGTTGTCACAATAGGTGCTATTCACAGTCTAGGCGCCAATGGAGAAGGTGCCTGGGAAGAAGTTATGCGTACCAACTTTGCTAAAATTGATCCAGAGACAGGCAAAGTTCGTAAACGCGAAGACGGTAAAGTTCTCAAACCCGAAGGTTGGACTCCTCCTAACCTAGAACCATTTACTAAGATGCCAAACGACCAATGAGTATACACTTACAAAAATTTGTAGATCGTGTACAAGGCAATGAAAGTCGTGGATTAAAAGACTTTACTATGAGCATGACTGATGCCAAAGCCTTGCATGCTGATCTAACTAGATTGCTAATTGAGCTTCAGGCATTACGTGAACAAGTAGCCACACAGCCTCGAGAAGAAGTTGTTACAGTAAACATGGATGGCGGAGCATTCTAAAAGTACCTATATTTTGGCATAAATAAAATATAGGAGTATTAAGATGAGCAGACCAAAACCCAATGTGCTAGTTGAACAAACCAACAAAAGCACTTACAAAACTGAACAGGTATTAGCCAGTGAAGGAATCTGGGCAGTTTTCTACGACTCAAAACCCATTAATCTTAAGACCTCTAACTTGTTGGTTCAATATCCTGGGCCAAAATACAAAAAAGTTAGCTTTTCAAATCCCGGGCATGCCATTAACCTTGCTAAAAAATTAAACACACAATTTAAAACCGATAAGTTTAGTGTGGTACTATTAAAGGCAGGCGACCGCATATATCCTTGATGTGCGTGACAAACTCAAACTTACACAAGCTGTTATAGCCGAACTACCCGAAGGACATGACATGGATGTCAACGTAGCCATGAAAACATTTTGGTACAATATTCGTGCCGGCGGTGGACTTCGATTAACCGAACTTGGTTATTTTACATTTAAAAAAGTACTAGACTTAGAAAGTTATAGTATGGAAATCAATTGGGACACCTTTGATCGAACAACTATATTAAAATTAGATCGTCGACTACAAATGCCTTACTATATTGAAGTAGCTAAAAAAATACCAAAAAATATTATTTTCTTTGGTAGTCGAGAAGCCATGTTAGCCAGACTGTACGGAGATCTCAATAAGTTTCTTGACAACTATAACTAATTGTCTTATAATACTAACTTAGGGCCTATAGCTCAGTTGGTTAGAGCAGTGGACTCATAATCCATTGGTCGTAGGTTCAAGTCCTACTGGGCCCACCAAACAAATATATGAAACTATACGAAGCAACAATTAGAGTAAACGGCAAAGAGTTCAAAGATCGAGTAGGAGCCAACGATGCTCAAGAAGCCAGACAGTTGTTACAACAACGTCACGGTCCACGAGCAGTACCTTATTTGCCACATGTGATACCAAGTTAAACAGGAGAGCTGGCCGAGCGGCTGAAGGCACCGGTCTACTAAACCGGCATAGTGGCAACACTATCTAGGGTTCGAATCCCTAGCTCTCCGCCAAGAATATTATGCAACAATACAGTATGCAAACTGACATGATGGACGCAGAGTGGTTTCGCAACAAAGTGAAATCAAGCAAGAGCTATGCTCAAAATTTGTATGCAGCCATGTGTAATAATGAGTTTCAAAAACAAGATACCTGGGAAGTATTAACAGACAATCGATGGGGCTGTAGTTGGCGTGCCGCCGGCGGTGTGGTGGCTACTTTGCGTGATTGTGACGAAGACTACATGGACTACTATTGTTCAGGCATGGGCGGTTTTGCTACCGCTGACTCCGATCCTGCAACATATTACGAAGAAAACCAGTATGTTAAAGAAAGTGAAGTAACTGAAGAAATACGTGACGATCTTTTGCGACTGGGCTGGGTAGTAATTACTAATTAAACATATGATAACACTAGAACAAAATCCCAAACTTGGGTTTTACACTGTTGGCAAAGAAAAATTTTACAGCAAACCATTGGCATTATTGAAGGCCACAGAAACTGGGCACTTCCCTGAATGGAATTTTAACAATGAAGTATGGGGAAAATTAAATTGGTTAGTTGAACCGCAACTTGACATTCGAACTTTGTATAAAATGAGAGCCCAACAGCTCAGAGAAAAATACGATTATATTCGTTTGGAATTTTCTGGTGGCGGCGACAGTACCACTGTGCTTTATAGTTTTGTCAACAACGGAATTCACATTGATGAAGTAGTTTTTAGATATCCCAAAGCTGGAGAAAAAAATGTCAGTGATGATCCGTTCAATACCAAGCCCGAAAACACACTAAGCGAAGCCAAGTATGCAGCTCATCCTGTGTTAAATTGGTTGACCACTGCATCACCGTTGACAAAGATCACTGTTCATGACTATACAGAAAACATGTTAAACGCAAGGTACGACGAATCCTGGGTGCTAAAAACCAAAGATTACTTTCAACCAGGTCATGCGTTCAAACATGATCCAACTGGACATATTGATCATAAACGTCTAGCTGACACCGGTCAGAGCATCTGTATATTGTACGGTGTTGACAAACCAAAGCTATGTATCAAAGACAAAAAATGGTACGCCTATTTTATCGATATCATGGCCAACCATTCAGTTGGAAATTTTGGAGACTATACTAATTTTACCAACGAATATTTTTTCTGGAGTGCTGATCTTCCAGAATTATTTTTAAAACAATGTCACATGGTCAAAGACTGGTTTGCTATTCCACAAAACAAACACATGCAGTATGTGTGTCGTTGGCCCAATTACAGCTACACCCATAGAACCACTTATGAACATTTGATCAAACCTTTGATTTACCCTGATTACAATCCTGAAACATTTCAAACCAGTAAACCAACCAATAGTTTTTACAACGAAATGGACTATTGGTTTTATACCAATTTCAAAGATACTGCTCCTTACAATGTTTGGAAAGCCGGGCTTGAATACCTCACTACCAACATTGATCTTAAATTCTTCAACAAAGAAATGGGCAAGCCAGTGGGTTTTGTAGGATTCTTAAGTCCATTCTATTACCTAGGAGAGGCCGATTTTCAAAGTACCGGCATCAATGACTTTTTTCAATTTTAAAAACTCACCATGAAAAAATTATTTTTTACTCTACTGTTTGCCAGTTCAATTGCCTCGGCACAAGAATTAATCAAAGTACAAACACCCTATACTGGAACACACAGTGGTACTCCAGCAATGATCAAAATTATTGAAGAAGCAAATGCTCTTCAAAGCAGTTATACTTTTCTGTTGGAATTTCGTCCTGGTGCCAATCAAGTTCTTGCAGTGAAAGAGATGGACAATCATCAATCAACACAATTGGCCATTGTAGCTGCTTCATATGTTGAAAATGTTGAGTCTGGTGCGTTTCGTGACGGCGACTATGTACCTGTTTATTCTCTAGGCGATGCTTGCTGGGTAGTGATTACCAATACCGGAGATCATAACATACAAAGTCTATCTCGCATGAAAGAATTAACAGTTGGAACCGTTGGGTTTGGCAATGCCACACACTTAACAGCATTACAGATTGCAAAAAAATACAATCAAAAAGTTAGATTGGTTCCGTTTAAATCCAACTTTGATGCTGTGGTTAACATGGCCGGAGAGCAAGGAGTAACTTTTGGCATTGATCGTGTGCAGGCATATGAATCTTTAAAAACTAGAAATCCTAGATTATCAGCGGTTGCCGCAAGTTGCCCAAAAAGAATTCCAGAACTTCCACATCTAAAAACATTGGCCGAACAAGGAATAGAAGCTCCTTTTGTATTCAACGTTGTGGTTGCTAGTAAAAACATGCCAGTCGAAAAACGCAATCAACTTGGAAAAATTCTAGAACAAGCCACTAGAAACATTGGTGAGTCAAAAATACAAGAAATCAGCGGATTTGTTCCACCAATCTTTATTGGAATGACCGCACAAGAACACTTTAACAATCGCGTTAAGTTGGTTAAAAAACTACGAAATCAATATAGAACAGAGATTAGTCAAGGGAAATAATTTGACTAAATAATACTAGCAGCGCCGACATAGTGTTGACGCCGGATTCAATGACGCCTAGGGTGTGACCCTTTTACCAGCGTGTTACGACTGGAACGCCTCCGTAAGCATGTATTATGCAAGCTAAACAATCAAGGAGAAATTAATATGAAACCAATTAAAATTAAATGGGTTTTGGCTCATGAACCAATTGATATTTTTATCAGAGCCGCTGAAAAATTTATTGAGGTAGTAGACCGTTTAGCACCAGGTCAGTTTGCTGTTGAAGTTTTAACTCTAAGCGAATACAGTGAAAAATACAATACTTCAGTAACTGAGCAAACTGCTAATCGCATTAGCAAACACGATTTGTTGGATCACATGGATGCTGGCAAGATTGAAATGAGCCAGATGTACACTTATGTACTCAGCAAATATAATTCAGATCTAGATGCACTAGATTTGCCGTTCCTGTTCCGCGACCATGATCATGCTGCCAAAGTGTTTGAAGGTCCAATTGGCGAAAGTTTGTTAGAAGGCTACAGCCGCAAATCAAACATTCAAGGTATGGCATTTACTTATTCAGGCGGTTTTATGAACATGCCAGTGAATAAAAAAGTAACTAGTCTCAGCGAGATGGCCGGTGTTAATGTTCGTGTTAGCAATTCACCAGTGGCCAGTGCTACTTGGTCAGCATTGGGTGCCAACCCAGTAGTCATGGATGTTGAACGTGTAACTGATGGAATTCGCGAAGGCTCTATTGATGCTGGCGAAAGTTCATGGCCACGTATCTATGCTTGCCAACAGAACGAAGTTGCTGAAACAATTCTAGAACCTAACCACAGATTGTTGTTGACTAATATCATCATCAACAAAGACTTCCTAGCTGGATTAAGTTCAGAATTACAGTCAGTGCTAAAACAAGCTGCGTTAGAAGCCGGCCGTTATGAACGTGCTGTGGCTGTGGCTGAAGTTGAACCAACTAAAGCTCGTTGTGAGCAAGATGGTATTCCAGTGGTTCAACTAAGCAAGGAAGATCTTGCTGTGTTCCGTGAAACTAGTGAAAAGGTATATGCTCAATTTGCTGATGCATTTACACCTGGGTTAGTTGAAAGTATTCGAACCCTGCACTAAAATGTCACAATACAAGCCCACTTCGGTGGGCTTTTTTACGACTTCTATAAATAAAAAACTATGTCCCAAGAGCAAAAACAATCAAAGGCTAGAACCCAATTAACAGAGTTAAATCAAGAAAAGCATCGCGATTACACTGCTAAACAAAAAGAAAAAATTATTGCAAAAGGCAATCCCCCGGTTGACAACAATGTGATAAAAGGATATAATTAGTATAGTTTCCAATTTCGTTAAAATTGGTGGTGAGTCGGTTAAATACTCTAAAGAATTGTTGTAATTCCTTCAAAGCGAAGGCATGTTGGACGTGGGTTCGATTCCCACCTCCTCCACCAAAGTACAGTGGACGAACCTGTGTGTGGTAGCAAACGACAGCGATATTCGCAACTGGCCAATGTACTTTGTTGGGGGAGACCTGGTTTCGACAGCGTGAGATAGTAGAGACGGCAACACGGTAGGCGATGACCGTAAATCAAGCAAA